CAATCGACGACGTTGCCGCAGCCGCACGCTTCGAGGAGGCGGCCAGCACCGGACGACGCCTGCCACCCGTGCGTGTGCAGGGCTACTTCAACACTTGGCCCATCATCGTGCGCAAGGAGTGGGAAACGTTCGCTGCCGACGAGCACGTCTACCGACCTTTCCCACCCGACCCAGAGGCTATCGACCGGATGCTGGAGACGATGAAGTGGGTGCAGTGGCTGGAGGTCGAGCAGCGCCATCTGGTGTGGATGAGGGCCAAGCGCTACGGCTGGCGCGACATCACGATCCGTTTTGCCTGCGACCGAACGACGGCGTGGCGGCGCTGGCACCGCGCCTTGCAGACCGTCGCCGACCAACTCAATGGTGTCGTCACAGCGTAGGGTTTTGGCGTGAATTGGCGCGCGTGGTTTGCAGTGCGAGCATGTCAGCGGCGATGCGCGGTTTTTGACCCTGCAACAAATCAACCCGGTCGAGCGTAGTATTCGAGCTATCTTCTGGACAGCGGTGACGGTTCGGCGAGCGGCCCGAGGCGAAAGGGGTCCTTCCTGCCGAAAGTCCCATGCAGGGGGCGCGAGCGCGACGCTTTTTTAGCGTCAGGGCGCGGGCAAGGTTACCAGTCGGCCAGGTTACCGGCCCCGGTTACCACCCCCAGGCGCGGTTACCACCCCACCAGAGTCTTCATTCACTCAACCCGCCCGGCGGCAACGCTCGGCGGGTTTTGCATTTGGGATTTCCACTTTGAACACACTCAACGTCGAGTACCGCAAGGTCGAGGCGCTGATTCCCTACGCCCGCAATCCGCGCACGCACGCCGAGGGTCAGATCGCCAAGATCGCGGCCAGCATCGTCGAGTATGGCTGGACGAATCCGATCCTGGTCGATGGCGACAACGGCATCATTGCCGGGCACGGGCGTCTGGCTGCCGCGCGCAAGCTTGGGCTGGATCAGGTGCCGGTGATCGAACTGGCCCATCTGACCGTCGCGCAGAAGCGCGCGCTGGTGATCGCCGACAACCGGCTGGCGCTCGATGCGGGCTGGGACGAGGAGATGCTGGCGTTGGAGTTGGCCGACCTGTCCGAGGCGGGGTACGACCTTGCGCTGACGGGTTTCGAGGATGCCGAGATCGAGGCGCTGCTCACGGGTGATGTGACCGACGCCGGTACCGACCCGGAGCCTGATGCCGACGAACCGGATGCGGCGGACGACGTGCCCGACGCCCCCGTCGTGGCGGTGTCCCGCCCGGGCGATATCTGGGCCATCGGCGCGCACCGCCTGATCTGCGGCGACGCCACCGACCGGGCCATGGTCGCTGCGCTGATGCAAGGCGATACCGCTCGCCTGTGCTTCACCTCGCCGCCCTACGGCAACCAGCGCGACTACACCTCGGGCGGCATCACCGATTGGGATGGCCTGATGCGCGGCGTGTTCGCGCACCTGCCGATGGCGGGCGAGGGTCAGGTGCTGGTCAACCTCGGGCTCATCCACCGCGACAACGAGGTGATCCCGTATTGGGACGCCTGGCTCGGCTGGATGCGCAGCCAGGGCTGGCGGCGCTTCGCGTGGTACGTCTGGGATCAGGGGCCGGGGATGCCCGGCGACTGGGCAGGCCGCTTCGCCCCGAGCTTCGAGTTCGTTTTCCACTTCAACCGCGAAAGCCGCAAGCCGAACAAGATCGTGCCCTGCAAGCACGCCGGGCAGGAATCGCACCTGCGCGCCGATGGCTCGTCCACGGCGATGCGGGGCAAGGACGGCGAAGTCGGCGGCTGGACGCACAAGGGCCTGCCGACGCAGGACACGCGCATCCCCGACAGCGTGATCCGCGTGATGCGCCACAAGGGCAAGATCGGTCAGGACATCGACCACCCCGCCGTGTTCCCGGTCGCGCTGCCGGAGTTCGTGATCGAGGCCTACAGCGACGCTGGCGACATCGTGTTCGAACCCTTCGGCGGCAGCGGCACCACGATGTTGGCGGCCGAGCGCACGGGCCGCGTCTGCCGCAGCGTGGAAATCGCGCCGGAGTACGTGGACGTTGCCATCAAACGCTTCCAGCAGAACCACCCCGGTGTGCCGGTCAGCTTGATCGCCACCGGTCAGTCCTTCGAGCAGGTCGCCGCCGAGCGCGCTACCACCTCTGACATCGAGGTGATGGCATGAACTGGCTGGCCGACAAGATCGAGCAGTGGCCGACCGGCAAGCTGCTGCCCTACGCCCGCAACGCGCGCACCCACTCCGAGGAGCAGGTGGCGCAGATCGCTGCCAGCATCGCGGAGTTCGGATTCACCAATCCGATCCTGGCGGGCAGCGACGGCATCATCGTCGCTGGCCACGGACGGCTGGCCGCCGCCAAGAAACTTGGGCTGAAGGTCGTGCCGGTGGTCGTACTCGATCACTTGAGCCCAACCCAACGCCGGGCCCTGGTCATCGCGGACAACCGCATCGCCGAGAACGCGGGCTGGGACGACGCGATGCTGCGCATCGAACTGGAAGCCTTGCAACTGGACGGCTTCGACCTCGACATCACCGGCTTCGACGCCGACGCGCTGGCGGAACTGATCGCGGGCGACGAGCCGGACAACGAGGGTCAGACCGATGAGGATGCGGTGCCGGAGGTTGGCGAGACGCCGATCTCGCGCCCGGGCGATGTCTGGGTGCTGGGCCCACACCGGCTGCTGTGCGGCGATGCCACCGTGGCGGCAAGCTACGAGGCCTTGCTGCAAGGCGAGCCGGTCGACATGGTCTTCACAGACCCGCCGTACAACGTGAACTACGCCAACAGCGCCAAGGACAAGATGCGCGGCAAGGACCGCGCGATCCTGAACGACAACTTGGGCGACGGGTTCTACGACTTCCTGCTGGCGGCACTGACGCCGACGGTGGCGAACTGCCGGGGCGGGATCTATGTGGCGATGTCGTCCAGCGAACTGGATGTGCTGCAGGCCGCGTTCCGCGCCGCCGGGGGCAAGTGGTCGACGTTCATCATCTGGGCCAAGAACACGTTCACGCTGGGTCGCGCCGACTACCAGCGCCAGTACGAGCCGATCCTGTACGGCTGGCCCGAGGGCGCGACACGCCATTGGTGCGGCGACCGCGATCAGGGCGACGTCTGGGCAATCAAAAAGCCGCAGAAGAACGACCTGCACCCGACGATGAAGCCGGTGGAACTGGTCGAGCGCGCGATCCGCAATTCGAGCCGCCCCGGCAACGTGGTGCTCGACCCGTTTGGTGGCTCCGGCACGACGTTGATTGCAGCCGAAAAGTCAGGCCGCGTCGCGCGGCTGATCGAACTCGATCCGAAGTACGTGGACGTGATCGTGCGCCGGTGGGAGGATTTCACCGGCAAGCAGGCCACCCGCGAGGCGGATGGCGCGGTGCTCGATCAGGCGGCCAGCGACTCGTCGAGGATCTCGCAGTGAATCACGAAGCCCGTCAGGTAAGGCAGGCCGCGCGGGATGCCGTACTGCTTGCTGGTCTGGCGGCCAATCGTCCAGCCCATCCAGCGTTGGGTGGCGGCGTTGATCGCATTCGCCAGGGCCTTGCCCTCGTAAAGCCCGTTCTGGACGTCGTCGGCAAAGTGGCGGCCGTGGCGGCTGTCGAGGAAGACCCGTACCGATTCGAGGGGCTGGCCGGTGGCGTCCGAGATGGCGCTCATCGCCAGGGGCCACGCGCCGCTGGCGTGCTCGTTCATCGTGCCCCAAAAGCCCCAGGCTTCGTTCTGGGTGGCGGGGATCGGGATGCTGGTCATGGTGCTTTCTCCTTCGGGTTGATCGTTGCGACACCCGTAGTAACGCGCTGTCCGATTGAGAAGCCAAGCTGTTCTTGGCTTCTTTCTCGATCTTTTTTCAGGCGATGCGGTAGACCCGCTCGCCGCCCTGCGGCTTGTCCGAGACGATGGTCAGGCCGAGCTTTTTCTTGAAGGCTCCGGCAAAGGTGCCGCGCACCGTGTGCGCCTGCCAGCCGGTGGCGGTGCAGATCTGGCCGATGGTTGCGCCCTCGGGGCGTTGCAGCATCCGGATCACTTCGGCCCGCTTGCTGTTGTCGCGCGTGCGCGGCTTGGCCGGTGTCGGCGCTTGCGTCCACGTCGCTTCGGCGGCGGCAACAGCCTGCTCCAGTTCGGCATCGACTTCCGGCGTCGGCTGCGGGATCGTGGGGCGTTTCATGCCCAAGGCGTCGTAGCCCTCGGCGGCGACGCACCAGCCCTCGCCATCGGGCGTGATCAGGGCGCGGTTGAACAGGCCGTCGAGCACCTTTTTGCGCGCGCCGCCTTTGATGTTGTCGGGGAACCAGTCGATCTTGCCGCCGCTGGTGTTGATGGCCTTGGCGAGGATGGCGTGCTGGGCCGGGGTGAGTTGGGTGGTGGTCATGGGCTGCTCCTTCGGGGGTGGTGGATGACGATGTGATGAACGCGCTGTTCGGGAGTGAAGCCAAGCGCTTTCCGCTTGGTTTCGTGGGTTTCCGATCAGTCCTTGGCGATCTCCGCTTCCGTGGCTTTCGGGCTCGACGCGCCGAGTTCGACGCCCGCCTTGAAGGCCGCTTCCAGCGCGTCCCGGATGCACCACACCGCCGTGTCGTGGAAGTCCAGGCTGTCGGCGTGGCGGGTTTGCAGGGTGTCGATGCCCAGATGCTTCTGGGCGATCAGGGTGAGGATGGTGTCGATCTGGCTCATGGCGTTTCCTTTCGGGGTGTGGTTGGCGTGACGTGATGAACGCGCTGTTCCCGATGGAAGCCAAGCTCAATCCGCAGGAATGACGAACAGATGATTGAAGAAGGTGACGATGGGACTCTCGATTCGCGCCTACGCGCGCCACCGTGGCGTGTCGCACGTGGCCGTGAAGAAGGCCATCGACACCGGGCGGATCACCGCACTGCCTGACGGCACGATTGATCCGGATGCGGCGGACGCCCAGTGGGCACAAAACACATTGCAGCCGCGCCGCGCCGCTGCGCAGGAGAAGGTCGGCACCACGAAGGCGCGACCCGCGCTCGCGCCCGCCGCAGCGACACCGCAGCGCGATGTCTCCGACACCAGCACAGCGCCGATGTCGGCGGGCGGTACCTCGCTCTTGCAGGCGCGCACGGTCAACGAGGTGCTCAAGGCCAAGCTCAACAACCTGGAGCTGGCGCACCGCAAGAAGGAACTGGTGGATCGGGCGCAGGCCGTGGCCCACGTTTTCAAGCTCGCACGCATCGAGCGCGACGCGTGGTTGAACTGGCCCGCGCGCATCTCGGGGCAGATGGCCTCAGCGCTTGGCATCGACGCGCACACGATGCACGTCACGCTGGAAGCCGCCGTGCGCGAGCACCTGATCGAACTGGGCGAGCTGCGCCCGCGCGTGGATTGACGATGGACGATTACGAAGGCGCTGTTGAGATCGAACGCGCGTGGCGCGACGGCTTGACGCCTGATCCGCTACTCACCGTGTCGGAATGGTCGGATCGCCATCGGATGCTCTCCAGCAAGGCCTCCGCCGAACCCGGGCGCTGGCGCACCAGCCGCACGCCGTACCTGAAGGCGATCATGGATTGCCTGTCGCCGACCTCGCCGGTTGAGCGCGTGGCGTTCATGAAGGCCGCTCAGCTCGGCGCGACCGAAATGGGATCGAACTGGATCGGCTACGTGATCCACCACGCACCGGGCCCGATGATGGCGGTCTGGCCGACGGTGGAGATGGCCAAGCGCAACTCGAAGCAGCGAATCGACCCGCTGATCGAGGAGTCGGCGGCGCTGGCGGAATTGATCGCGCCCGCGCGCAGCCGGGATTCGGGCAACACGATTCTGGCCAAGGAGTTCCGGGGCGGCGTGCTGGTGATGACCGGCGCGAACAGCGCGGTGGGCCTGCGCTCGATGCCGGTGCGCTACCTGTTCCTCGACGAAGTGGACGGCTACCCGCTGGACGTCGAGGGCGAAGGCGATGCGATCTCGCTGGCCGAGGCGCGCACGCGCACCTTCGCGCGCCGCAAGATCTTCATCGTGTCGACGCCGACGATCTCCGGGGCGAGCGCCATCGAACGCGAGTACGAGGCCAGCGACCAGCGCCGCTACTTCGTGCCGTGCCCGCACTGCAACCACCCGCAGTGGTTGCGCTTCGAGCAACTGCGCTGGGACAAGGGGCAACCGGAAACCGCCGCCTACATCTGCGAATCCTGCGACACGGCGATTGCCGAGCATCACAAGACGTGGATGCTGGAGCACGGCGAATGGCGCGCGATGGCCGAGGGCAAGACGGCGGGATTTCACCTGTCGTCGCTGTACAGCCCGGGGGGCTGGCGCTCGTGGCGCGACATCGCCGCCGCGTGGGAAGCCGCCGTCAACAAGGAATCGGGATCGGCCGCCGCGATCAAGACCTTCAAGAACACCGAGCTGGGCGAGACCTGGGTCGAGGAAGGCGAAGCGCCCGACTGGCAACGGCTG